GGTCGGGCATCATTTCAGCTTCTGCCATTTCCTCTTTGTTTTCGCCTGCTTCGATTTCTACTTCGATCTTTGGCTCTTCTTCAATAGGCATGATTTCAACAATCTTACCCGCTTCGGTTTTGATCTTAGCAACACCTACCAATTCGTGCTCTCCATCGGGAGCGGGAACGGCATTACCATCTCCGTCGATTACCATTACCTCAGCACCTACAACGATTTCACCGTTAATCGATACTTGACCACCACTTGCAAGGTCGTACATGGCGAACTCTTGGGCGGTTGGGGTAACTTCACTCGACATCAGATAGCTTTTAATTTTTAGCAATTCAGCTTTAATATCCATGTGATAAAAGTTTTATACTTATGAAATGGGAACGTAAAAAAAAGTGACAAAAAAATTATAGCATCGAAAGGATTTCGTCAATCAAAATCACTTCCAACGGCAGTTGTTTGGATGCTTGGAAAGGTGCGTGAATGAAATCACCCTCAACGCTGAACCCTTTGAATGTTCCATCCTTAACTTGATTCCACACGTCTTCATTGTTCACTTTGTACGTTCCAAACCAAGTACCTTCGGGGCAGTCCTCAAAGCCTTTGGGAGTAACGATACCACGATCAACGTCGGTGATAAACGATTCAATCATAAACACGTCTTTGATCGGTGTTTTGTGTTCAGTGTTGACGTTTGAAATGTACTGATTTTGCATGAACTTTTCCGCTATCTTTTTAATCGTTTCAGCAGTGTAGGTCACGTAATACTCCCCAAACTTTTCGTCACGTCTGAAAATCATTGAATCGGGAATCATTAACGGCCCTGTAACCAACCTTTTCTCTTCGTTCGATGTGAACTTCATGCGATTGTTGAATGCGTGGAAATTACGCTCGATTGCGGGAGCGTTAACCAGTGCGACAAAGTCAACACCTGTTGACTCTTCATCGTTTACTACAAGCGAGTAAACGGGTAAATCATTGTAAGTATTCATATTATTTTCCTAAAGTTGCGGTTCTTTGTAATCTTTGTGAGCGTTTTTGCTTGTCTGAAATATCGGTTTCAAGTACGTAGGTTCTAACTGAACCTTGTTTAAGGTTACCTTGTGCATCTAATTGTAATTGGGTGCTTCCGATTGTCGGTGTAGTTGTAGCCATTGCAGAAGGGGCGGTTGAAAGGTTAGGCATTGAACCAACTGGACCACCACCGCCACCACCTGGCACTTGAACTTTGTTGATTGAACGAACGGTGTTAAATCCATTGATACCGATTGTTGCAGCACTTGCGATTTTTACCGCCGTTCCAAACGGTTCGGGATACGGGTTCTTTGCTCTTAACACTTCTGAAATACCAAGGTATGTATTAATCAACGCTTGGGCGGTTGCGAGTGCTTTACCCGCTTTTGTTTCCTTCCCTAACGCATCCGATAAACTACCAAACAAATCAGCAACTCCCTTCGTCAACGCCATCTTTCCTTGAAGTTGTGCGGTGTCCAATTGTTGGGTTGCTTCATTATATTGCTTTTCAGTTATCAATCTATTTTTTAAAGCATTGCCTAAAATAGTTTTGATTTGATCATAGCTTTGAGAATAATCTTGACGTTGGATTTCAAGTTGCGCACGTTGTTGTTCTAATTGTTTATCCCCAATTTCCTTTTTCTTTAATGCGATTTGATCTTCTATTTCAACCGTTGATTTGCCGTACTGCTTTTGAATTTTAAGAAGTCCCTCTAATTTCTGTAACTCTAATTCCTCAGTACTTTGTCCATTTAACTTTGCGTTGTTTATTAAATGGTCGTAGTAAGCATCGTTTGATTTGATACTATCATTGTAATTCTTTTCCTCTTTTTCCTTTTTTTCCTTTGCTTGATCTTCTTCCCATTTAGCTTCATATTCACGTAATTTTTCTAATTCTTCACGTGCTTTTTTATCTGCTTCTTGTTTCTTTTTTACAGCATCTTCACTTTTTTTCCTATCCTCTTCATCTAACTTTTGAATTTCCAATTTGAAGCCCGCTTGTTCGTTGGTTATTTTGTCAAGTGACTTTTGTAGTTCCTCTTCAGTTTTCTTACCTTTCTTGGCAACTTCTTCGGGGTCGAAAATTGTTTCGGCAAGCAGTTGGTCAAAGCTTGAAAGGTTTAATTTAAAGTCAATATCAGCACCAAAAAAGTTAGCCGTTTTTATCAATCCGTTAATCAACCCGTCAACCATTAATGTAATGGCTTTAATAGGGCTGAAAAGTGCCATAATAACACCTTTGGCAATTTCTTGATTACGTTTCGCAGCTTCAACCGCTTGCTTCGTGGCCGTTTGTTGGCCTTTGATTTGGTTCTTTATGCCAATGATAATCGCATCGGTTTCTTTAATCTTAATGTTTAAGATTTCACGTTGCGACTTTCCTTGTAATTTGAGAACATTCTCGGTGTCCTTGGTTAAATTGTATTTCTTTTCTGCTTCCTCGGTATCTTTCTTGGCCGTTTCAATGTACTTTTCAGTTTCTTGCGATACCCCACCAATCGCCTCTTTAAGGTCATCCCAATACGCTACAAGCGTACCAATCAAAACAATGATAGCACCGATACCCGTAGCAATTAACGCACGGGAAAATCCTTTGGTAGCGTTGGTTGCTATGTTTGTCGCTACGGCATTTTCCTTTTGTGCCTTACCCAAAAACATCAACGAAAACGCACTATCTTTTTGAAGGATATTTGTGATAGCCGTTACCCCTTGAAGCAATGCCATTGCACCTTGCGTCTTTTTGATTGCTTCCTCAACCGCTTTATTTTCGGTACCAAACAAAGCCATCGCACCTTGTGCAGCTGCGAAACCGCCAGCAATACCTTGCGCACCTTGGGCGAACGCATCTAACTTGAACGTATCGGATGATAAGGCCTTAATCGCATTCTTGGTATCACCGATTTGGTCTTTAACCTCCCCTGCTCTTTGTTGTAGTTTCCTAAAAGCTTCTGAACCCGTTTGCCCCGAAGAGGCCATTTTGTTCAACTCGTTTTCAATCGAGCGAAGTTCCTGCTTTAAGTTCTTGAATTGCCCCGTGGCTTGGTCGGTTTCCGACTTAACTCGTAATACTATATCCTTTTCTACGTCTGCCATTACTCTGTGATTAATTGTGGTTTAGGTTCGTCTGAAATAAATGCACCCGTACCGCTCGTTAACTCAAACACGGTAGGGGTAAATGGTGCTAAATCTAACACCTTCAAAAGTTCGATTGAGGTACTTTCGTCGCTATTTGCATCGTAATCGTTGACCGATAGCAAGTAAAACAAAGTACCGTTAATGTAAATCGGTTTGCGAAAATCAAGGTTCAACACATCAACGGGAGTAAGTTGCACAAATAACTTGACTTTCTTTGCGTCTTTGTCGGTGTATAGCTTTACGTAATCCAACCAAAAGCGGTTGAATAGGTTGTTGTTGGTGTACCTATAAATCGCTCCGCTTGTTTCATCGCTTTGATAGTACAACTCCCGTGGAATACCAAAGCATAAATCGGTTGTCGGGTTGTACGGATTGTCTAAATTACCCGCATAAGGGTAACTTGTGTATTGGTTACCCTCGAAAACAAATTCCGTATCACTTGGAAACGGTATAAACTCATGGTAAAGAATACGAAGGTTAGGGGTAACAGGCTTAACGTCGAACGTAACATCGCCACCAACGGCACTTCCTTTGTTATCCATGTCATAATAGCGTGCGTAAATACGTGGGCTCGGAGAAAATCCAACCATTACGCTATTGCCAAATCCAACGTCCTCAGATTGCTCACCATTGCTAAATTCATTTGAACTAACGTACAACCGTGAACCGTAACTCGATTGATACGCACTTTGGTAACGCTTCTCAAAGTAACCGCCTGCATCCTTGTAATTGAACTTGTAAGTTTTAGGATTCATGTACCCACATGGAACTACCTCAAAGCCTTTGTCAACATCCCATAACGGAGTCCAGTCAAGAAAGTTCGAAGTATCGTAAAAGTCGGAGAACGGCTCGATATACAATTTCTTTTGATCGTACTTATCCGGCATGATAAACAAGTTGAACATACGCACCAAGTACATAAGGAAATCGGATTGCTTAACCTTTGGTACTATCGTTTGGTTCATGTCCCAAGTATCACCAGGTTCCATTTTAGGAGTACCGGCAACTTGGTTAAGCCAATACGTGTTCGAGCTGTCAACGTTGATTGTAAAACCAATCGAACCACCGGTGTATCTTATTTCGTACTGATCACCAACACTCGCTGTATCTTGAATGAAAAAATCTTGAGTAATCGTGGTGTTTGCTGGTGTGTTAACATCCCAAAGAACTACCATGTTAGAACCAACACTAATACCATTTTTGTAAAGATTACAAGTCAAAGGTACTTGCTGAGAAGGTCCAGTACTTTGAACCAAGGTAGCTGTAACCCTTAATTGAAAGTTGTATGTGCGATCAGCCGGTGCAACAAATTTCTTGGTGCCGGTGTTGTAGTTTCCACCGTTGAAATAAGGCGCTGGTGTTGAAGTACCAAATTGAAATTGAGTAAGAAAAATTAAGTTATTGAGCGTCAAATCACTATTCAATCGAATCCAAAACAAATTGTTTTGTGCTTGCTCTTGGGTAATGTAAGGCACACCACTAACGCCATAAGGCACGATCAACTGCTTAAACCATTGCGAGGTAAGGAAGTCACTAACGTAAGTAAATCCAGCACCGCCAATAATCTTATCAACGTACTTTTTTACGGAAATCGCAGGGTAAAAATCAGCCGTGGTAAACACATCCGCGTAAGGAATTGGGGCTTGTGTACGTGTGAAACTCGCTTGCCCGTAATCGATCGCAGGGTAATAGTAATCGTTACCCGTACTGCCTACGGAATTTGTCCACGCATCCACAATATTAGGCGCATCCCATTCATGATTCAACTCGCTAAAATCTAAATCAGTCAACTCGCTATCGCCTAATTGCTTAAACAAGTTGACATTCTCACCGTACAAACCGATTTCATACGTCTTAAATTGACCGTCACTCTTAACCGCCAATAATTGCGCAATGCCGTTGAACACTTCAACACCATTCTGCAATACGTAAGCATTTACCCGAACGCTCGGATCAAATCCAATTACCCACTGATCGAATCGGTAAATCGAACCAAACACATTATCGTTGTTTGGTGTGCCAGGAATTTCAATGGTTCTGCTAACCGTTCCTTTGCGCTCTACGGGGTTTTCTATATCCGTTATGGAATACGTTAAGCGGATATCAATATCATCGCTTAAATCCAATCTTTGCCCGTCAATGTAAAGTTCTGTTATCATAACGGCATCGCTTCGTCAAAGGTAAATTTGTAGGTAATGGTAAGCGTGTGAAGTTGGTCAAAGTCACGCTTCCAAACATTGTAGCTTGTATCGGTTACCAAAATAGGGACTAAGTATTCAACAACACCTTCATCGGTCTGAAATGCTTTACGTAACCAAAGACGTGGGGAGCGCACCATTTCAGCTAACCATTCAAATTCTGCATCGGTTAACCAATCACTTGAAACCGTGAACTCTTTATTGTAATCAACTTGTGCGTTGTACTTGGAAAAGTTAGTGTAACCTCCGTAAATCCCCGTGTAATTTACAAAGCTATCTGCTAAATACGGACGGCTCGCTTCAACTCTTTGAATGCTTTGCCTTTCTCGGTTAGGCTTGGTGAACACGTAACTATCAACCCCACCCAACTGGTTCTCAAAATGAACCTCGGTAAAGTCGTATCGTGGGCACTCATCGCTTAACCGTACAACGTATTCAATAGTTGCTTGGTTAATTCCTTCATCTTGAAAGCCAGTAACAGTATAGTAACCCGTGCCAAGGATATTCGGCGAAACAGGAAAATCAACATCGCCACTTTCAGAATCACTTGTTAAAGTTGAACTTAAATTGCGCACATCAAAAGGCATGAATGGAACGGCAATCATGTTGAACTCGTTTTCCTCGCTCGATGCGTGTGACGTGTGATTGATCGTTGGCACGTAATACTCCCGAATCAACGCATTCTCGGAATTGTAATATTGGTATCTTATGTAATCAATATTTGGTTCAAGTTCTTTACTGCAAAGGAAATAAAGATTTCCGCTTTGGTTGTACGTTACCGAAGCAACTGCTTTCGTTGATTGTGGGCGGTTGGTTAATGGTAATTTAAAATTTACCGCATCGCTATCAACCCAATAGTTAATCTTAAAATTAGGGAACTGAACAAAGTCAAAAACAGTCCATGCACCGTTGTAAATGATAGCCGTCTCCGCATCGGTTGGAGCAGAACTTCCACCCGTGTACTCTTCATCAAATTCAACGTCGAACTCAATGTATTGAGTAGGGCATCCAAAGCTTTCAGAAACTACAATTGAACCATCTGCAATGCGTGGGGTAACTTCAAAGTAACCTCGCACAATTTCTTGAAAATTAAAGCGTCCGTAGTTGCTATTCGTCACGCTCGGTACCGTCTTCAATTTCGCTACCAAGTTTCCATTTATCGAAACATTTGCAACGTATCGGAAGTTCGGCTCGGTGCTATTATCACTATCAACCACATACACCAACGGGTTTCCCGCCGGTGAATACCTTGGTTCAGTTACTTGGGTTATAATCGTTATTGCCATATCATTTGGGTAATTTCATCGTTCTTGGTGCATCTTTCGGTAAAAGAACTGAAACAAATGCTTCTGCTGAAATATCAGCAACCCTTTGCGCCAAATCATTTAATCTATTTTCAGTAAGTGTTGGTTGAACAAATGGGTAAGGATATGTTCCATTTTTCCAAATTAATTTTCTCACAAATTTTGCAAAAGTATATACATCTTTTTTTCCGTATCTTAAACCCTTTGCCTGAGTCCATTTTACCATATCCTCCAAACGCGGGTACTCTTTAATTGTAAATGGAGAATTAGGCGCTTTTCTACTACTTTCGGTTCCCTTTTGACCAAATTCTAAAAATTTCCAGTAATCCGCCCCTACAATTTGAACTTCATAATTTTTGCCAAAACGCTTCATTGGCAATGGATCCATGCTCATTTGAAGGTTTCCCGTAGCTTGACTTCCGTTATCATAAATTTGTTTCCTAAATAATATGATTTGTTCATGACACCAATCAACTATTTCCTTTTCAACACCTTCAAAAGCTTGATCAACGTCGGTAGTACCAAACCCTTCAATAGCACTATTGAATGCTCCGCTTACATCTTGAAACTTGATAAATGCCATACTTATTAAATGGGAAATCCTAAAAAGTTACCCATTGGCTCGACGCTTAATTTCAAAGGCTTCATGCTTGCTTTTCTCAACTTGGTAACTTGCATAGTTAAGAAACTCCATCGCTGGCAATTCAAAGACTTCACTCCATTTGAGAACATCGCTCCCCGCTAACCTATCAATTACAACGATCCAACCGTATCGCTCGGTAAATCCTGTTCCGAGGTCAGGGCGTCCATCTCCTCCTTCAACGTCTGTATTTCCCGATCCAAATAGGTTGGTAAATCTTCGAGCAACTTCACCCAACTGGCCAAAAAAAAAGCGGACAACCCCAATGCCTCAACTGCTAACATCTTTTCTTTCACCACTAACGCACGCTTTGCATGGTCTTTCCCGTTGTACTTTTTAGGAAACCAACCGAACTTCGTTTCACGCAATAACGATGCAACGCACAAATGTAAGTTCTTTACTCCGTCCTCTTTCGTCTTATTCCACTCGCTAATTTCAACGAATTGAGCGGTGTTAATTTCGTCAAAGAATCGGGTAACGTAGTAACGCTTACCGTCAATCTTTACGAATGATTTGAAAGGTTTAAACGGCTCTTTCTCCAACTGCTTTGCGATGGCTTCGTATCGCTTCCGTAAATCAATTAACGGGTAATTATCCACCTCATCGAAACCGTTACCCTCAACGATTGCTACTACCGAGCGCATATACTCCCACCCTTCCAAGTGGTTGAGGTCGGCTAATAGTTGGTATTGACCAACGGTTAATTTTTTCCAAATGTTATTGTATCGCATATTTTCCTCTGTTCTTTTCTGCTAATTTATTTAATGCTAAATACCTCAAAGCATCCATGCCGTGATTGAATGAATCGATAGGTACGTTGGTGGCGTTCCCGTCCTTTTCCTTCCATTTGTAAGCATTCAATTCTTTGAGTATGTTGGTTGATCGGTTTGTTACGTTTATCCTGAATCGCTTTAAAATATCAATCCCATTCAAGATACTATCTTTCCCCTTATTTGCTCCTTCAATGCGCCAACCCATGCGACGGATTTCTTCAATACTTTTCGGTTCAGCGGAATCCGCCACAATGGTAACGCTTCTATCTATACCCGATTGCGTAAAGAATAAACTAATGTCTTGATTTGTATACCCTTTGTGATACATTACCTCGTCAATGATTAACTCACCATTGTATCGGTACACTCCAACAACTGCGGTCGGGTCGTTGGTAAATCCGAAGTCCAGGCCGTACCCAATCAACTGCGCATCGCTTGGAATCGTTCCAATCGTGCCCCAATTACGGTAAATCAATCCCTCGATTTTACCAGTCATTCCACGGGCGTACACCTTCCAAAGTTCCTCATCCTCACTTCTAATCGCTTCAATCTTTTTGCGAATGATATCGGGTAAAAATGGGTTATGTCGGTGGTCGGAAATGATCAACTCAACACCTTCCTTACCTATCAATTTATCATGCACCCAAAAGCGAGCGTTAGGGTTGTAGTCGATAAACACTTTCTTTTTTGTACGCATTGCAAGCTCGGAGTATATTTCATAACTAATCCCGTTCGCCTCATTCAAAAAGAAATAGTCACGTTTACCACTCTTTGCATCCTGGGAATCTTGGTAGCTTTTAAACTCTATGATTGAACCGTTGTGAAACGTATAAATACGGTCGCTCGCATTGTATCCTTTTATCCAACTTTGAATATCAGGCGAACTTGCTACAATCGTTTGCATATCCCGAAGCGCACCGCTTTTAAGGTTAGGCACGTCTTGACCTACAACCGAAATAACCTGATCATTTTCTCCAATCGCTTTTAAGCATAGCACTTGAAGTATCGAGTAAGTTTTGCCCGAACTGGTCCCGCCTTGGTTAACAATAACCTCGGCAGTTGAATTGTAGTTGCGATCGAATATGACAGACGTTTGAAACATCAATCGAGAATAATTGCATCCTCACTATTTGATAGGTCGATAGGACTTGAAATGGTGGCCACGTGAATTTCGGCTTTCGGCATCGATATCGTACTATCAATCGTTTCCTTTGGCTTACCATAAACACGATCGAAAAGAACTTCCATCAAGTGAATAGAACCTCGGCTCAAATCCCGCTCCATCTTTTTAGAAATCATCTTCAACCAAAAGGGTACATCGTCACGTTCTCCAAGTTCACTGATTTGTCGCTCGGTCATGCAAAGCATTGCCATAATCATTTCATTGGCTTGGCTACTCGATAGCTGAACGTTAAACTCTTCAATGAATAGGTCCTTGATTACGTTACGCAATGCCTTCGGCCTTCCATTCCGATTGATGTTTTCGGGATGGCTTCCAAATCCGTGTGGGCTTTTGCCCTTCAAATGTTCACCGCTTGGCATTAGATTTCTATTTTGTTAACGATTTCTTTTAGCTTCTGCATACACATAAGCTTTAATTCGTAATCGGTAGCACCGCCAACGCTCACATGGTCCACCGTTTCGGCTATATCCATAAGCAAGTGAGCAATGGTTGCGTACAACTCAACCGCTCCAATAGCCTGTTCAATTACGTCGTTTTCTTTTGTCGTGGTCATTTTTCTAACTCCTTCAACTTCGCTTCACTCCAACGTAACCCAGCTAAACCGCCCCAAAGAAGGTAGGAAATGTATCCGCAATCAGTAGGCTTTCCCGTTTCATAGTACGTCTTTGCACGGCTCAAATAAGAGTACATCCGTTTGATTGTGGACACACTCAAAGGCTCACCGTCACGCAACTGCGTTGCACGAATTTTTCCCACCTGCGTTGCGCACTGATTACCGTTCTTTTCGTTCAGTTCAATCCCTCGTTTGGCATTGTTTTTCACCGCTTCGGGGTAGTCGGAATGGCTTTCAAACTTTGCGTAACTTTCCTTTCGGCTCAAAGCATTACACACCGCTAACCGTTGGATTGGGTCTTCATACTCCGTTTTCATGACTGTATTAATCATGCAACGGTCTAAGAACTCACTTTTGCTTTCGTCTTGGTTTCTTTTCGGTAGTGGCATTGGTTGGTTGTTTAGTGTTCACAATTTCGGTCGGTTCACTTTCCGTGAACGTTTCTTGAATAAGTTGCTCATGGATTGCTTTATGCCTACGGTCAAGTTCTGCATCGTAATGGTTCATGATCGTAGAGAATGCGTTAACGGTACAGGCTTGGCATCCACCCGTCCAACGTTTACCCATAACTTCACTCCATACCCCACCCATTAACATTACTTGTTCAGCACTTAGGCGTAAGGTCTTTTCGTTTTGAAACTGCACCCATTTAGGGTACAATGGTTCTAACCGCTTCAACTGTTCGTCGGTCATTCTATTAGCTATTTTCATATTTTTGCATTTCTCGTTTAAGGTAATAAAACGCTTTTTCTAAATCCTCTAAGGTATCGCCTTTGCGCCCAGCACGGCTTACGTACTTCACCACGTTGCCGAGGTTAAAGTTTAAATCGAACGCTTCGATCAGCTCAATCGGTTGCACCTTTTGTTTGTAATGGTTTGGTGTGGTCATCGGTAAATCCTATCAATTAAAAAGTACGCAATGATACAAGCTACGAAACCGCAACCAATCGAATAAACCAAAAGGTTTGCAATTAAGATACCTATATTTTGGTAATATCCTATCAATGAAAAATCAACCGTTGTAAAAAACGAAAGCGATGCAGTCCAAAAAGAAAGACATACAAAACAGTTGAACGGCTTGAATCCAATCTTATCGCCAATGCCCGTAAGCTTGGTAATCGTTACCCCCGCACACGCAGAGAAAAACGCTATGAATAAAATTTGTAAGTAAATCATTTCAATTTCTTTTTTAATTTGTCTTTAACCGTGTTAATGGTCAATCTTATGCTGTTGTATGGTATCGTAGTCGATGTGCTGATACGTCGCATATTTTTGGCTTCTACGTAAACCATAAAAAGATTTCGCTCATACCAATGCAGTTCAGCAATCGCTTCCTCAATCGCTTCCATTTGCTTCGATGTTTGTACCTCGCTTTCATGATCGTAGATTTCAGCGATCACTTCAACACGAGTCCAATCAACGTCCACACGTAACAACCGATCTCGGTACTTCTGATCCCACAACGAACCCTTCCCCAAAAATAAACGGTAGATAAGTGATAGCACGTACCACCGATGACCGCCCGAATGCCACACCTCCCACAACTTTGCATCCTCTTTTTCGAGTAACGCTAAAAGCATTTCTTGGTAAAGGTCTTCACCGTCGAAGTGCGTACCCCTCACAATATCGTAACAGGACTTACGATAGCTTTGATGTTGGAGTACGTCTGCGATTAGTGGGTGCATACTTATTGAATGGGAATTTTTAGAAAGGTAACCCGTCTTTATCGGGTACAAATCCTGCCTTGGTTAGTGCTGGGTGTATTTCGATGTTTGAAGCCTGTTGAATCGGTGCATCTTTCGCCTTCCATTTTACCCAATGCGTTGCTTTGCTCTTTTGGTCAACCTCTTTGCGTTGCCCTACAAACACCTCGATATCCCCGTATTGGTTGGTGGGTAAATCTAACAAATCTTGTTTTTTCAGTTGAACCTTTACCCCGTACTGGTTAGCCCAACCTTTGCCTACATACTTTTCGTTTTCCATATTTTTAAATGTTTGAATAAATAGCTTGAAAATCGGGTGCAATATAATTACGCTCTTTCTCCTTCACTTCACGAATGTAATTCAATCGCATTAAATAACCCCCAATCGGTTTACCATACGCACCTCTTTCAATATGCCAACCGAAAGCACCGTCGGTGAACTCGTCTTTGTAAGTTGATGTTCTAATGTCGTGCTGAATGCGTTGCTTCACTTCATACGGTGCTGTTGTACTAATCGTTTCTTTGATGTTGATGTGGTGGTAAAGTTCGTGTACGTGCCCCATCCAAAGAACATCTGCACCATCTACTTGCGCACCCATTCGTTGATGCTGAATAACTCCCTTGGTTACCACACCACCGCCACCGTGACCATGGTGGTATTTTAATTTGAAGTTGATTTGAGCCGTTGAATTTAAACGGCTAACAGTAAACACGATCCACCCAGCGTACCCACCATTTAACACCTTTGCCCCCGTTTTGTAATTCAGTAACGAAACGAACCGCTCGGTGAGGTCTATTTCGTGGCGTTTGCTTACTGCCGTTTCATGGTTACCGTACCCCACAAAAAGTAAATGGTTGGCATATTTCGCCCACCATTCAACTGCTTCGTTAACAACCAAGTCAAAGTAATTACCGCCTTGATGCTCGGGTCTGATATCGTCTTTGCTTGCACGTTTATCGTACTTGCCTTGCATGATACAGAAGAAGTCGCCATTGATTAGGATTTTCGCACCCACGTTAATCGCTTTCTCGATGTGTTCTTGGAGTAGGTCACGACGGCATTTAGGGTGATCGAAGTGTAAATCGGAAAGCAGAAGGAACTGATCTCCGTCGGTGCATCGGATTGATATGATATTGCGCCCGTACTTGGTTGTTTCCATGGTTAAAATACTTTTGTTTCTTTGACTGCTCTTTCAACCAATTCATTAGACCAACCTAAATCATAAAGAGAAAGCTGAACTTCTGTAACAATTTCTTTGAGGTTTTCAAAATCATGTGTAAAGGGCAATGTTCGTTCAACTATTCTTGCCCTGTCTTCGTTTTCAATTCGGATATGAATTACAATTTTTTCCATGGTTAAGCTTTAATGATTGAAAGATAATACTTTGCGTCTTTCTTATGGCTCTCTTCATAGCTTTTTAACAAGTTCTTTTTAAACAAGCTTTTAAAGTGAGCGTCTATTTTTGTGGATTTCAGAAACGCTTTATGCCATGGTCGGTAGGTAGCGTTGCAAAGTGTTTGATGTAGGAATTGACGTAGACAACGCATTTCAACCTTCATGTTAAGATACTGATTCATGAAGTGATCGCCTTCGTAACGATGTTCTCGGTAGGTATTACAGGCGTGCCGAAGTGAACGTTCATAATTGTAAAGCCACTCGAACCATTCAAGCTCTTGCCCTATTTCAAATCCGTAGGTATTGAATTTTGATTTGTTGAATGGGTGCTTCATGTTTCCGTAATGGTTATTTTGTGTTGGTTTTCGATTAGTTTCTTTTTCAGTTTATACAACGGTGTGCGCATTCCCTTCACGTCTTCAATAATTGTCTTACTTAGCGTTTTATCATAGTAAACGAAATCCGCTTTGTAAGTGAACATTTTTTTGCCCTCTAAGGCGAAAACGAAAGGCACTTGGAGGTGTAGGTCAAGTACCTCTCCGTTCGTCGCTCTATGCGTCAGAAAAACGTATCTATCGGCTTCCTTCTTGCTATCGAAGGTGATGCCATCGACCTTAGTTTTTTTATTGTTGTATTTTGGGCGTTTAATCATCGTTGAACATTTCTCGCATATCGTCGTAATAATCCTGCTCCGCATCTTTTGCCCACTCGTTCGCCATTTCTACCATGTCGGAATATTCGGCTTCGTTTTGTTCGTATGCTTCACCGTTGCGTCTTACTTCCAAGATTTCCCAATCGTTTGGATCTTCGGTATCGACAAGGACTTTGAATTCAATATCCCCGTCTTCGGTTTCTAGCGTTAGCCATTCTGTTAAGTTCATAGTTTGTTTGTTTTTGGTATCACAAAGTAAAACAATGAAATTGAATTGTGCAACTTATTTTTAAGAAAGTCCAAAAATATTTTCTTGCTTCTTTCTCATGTAGGCTACCAACTGCGGTGTCTTTTCATAACTCGCAACAAAGTGATCATGGCTTACCTTATCGAAGTACCCTAATTGGGTGCGTAAATCCTCTTCGGTTGGGAACTGATCAAAGAACAATTTGCAAGCGTATGCGCACGCAGTTGGATTGCTTCTGAATTCGTCGCTTTCATCACGGGTTAGAAACGCATTGAACATTTGAGAAAGTGATAAACGTTTGCTCATTTCAAAACACCATTCACGCTGATCGTGTGAAAGGTTGTAACCGCAATATTTGTAGATAGCCTCATAAGTAGGCGCACCGAAGTCGTAAAACTTTGTCATGTCCTTGCCCTCTTCATGGTATTGTCGGTAGCTTGAAATAATCCATGCTTTGCGTTGCTCGATTGGGTAGTTACGTGAGAAC